TCCGCCCGAAAGCACCACCGGCTGCAAGAAAGAAGTAAAGTGGACCAACGGTGAAGTGTCTGCGGCGCGCAATCGCTCTTCCGCGGTTGCGCCGGTAGTCCCGCCGCCCGAAGTGCCACCGGGCGACGGGACGACCGGCGCAACCGGGGAGGACGGTTTGCGCGCCGATGTCACTGAGCCGCCATTCGTCTTTGCTGCTGTTTTCAACCCGATTGTCCTTTCGACATGATCGAAATACTGCGGTGAATCGACTTGCAAACCTTCGCCGATCGCCGACCAATGCGCAGAGGTCAACTTCGCGTTCTTCTGCTTATCTGTGATCCAATCGCGGTGATTACGCAGCCAATTCGCCGAATTCGGTGTCACCGATCCGACCCGATTGATGTAATCTTCGACTGCATCACCAGTCGATAGCTGCTGCGGTGCGGCCGGTTGCTGCTGTGCCTGCGCAAGATGTGCTTCCCAAGCCTGTTTTTGATAGGTGTATTGCTTCAGATCAGTGCGAGCGTCAGCTAAGCGCCGCTGCGCGCCGGCAGCCTTCTTCCAATCACCGGCTTCCATCGCAGCCGTATATTCGTTCTCAGCGGCATCAGATGCAGCCTGCGCATTCTGCAAGCCTTGTTCGATCGCACCGATGCGCGTGTCAGCCACTTCAGCTCGCGCCGTGTGCGCCGCCGCTTCGGCTTGCTGCCGCGCCGAATCGGCCGCGCGGGCGCGTTCTTCAGCGGCCTTGCGATTAGCTTCATCGGTTTTCTGTTGAGCTTGCAGTTCCTCATACTGCTTCTGCAACTCGACAACTGGATCAGCACCAGCATTGCCTTCCGGCTTCGGTTCATCGACCTCTACGGTTACGCCTTCTTCTTCGTCCGCCATCAGTAAATTCTCCACGGATCATCGACCTTGCCGACAATGCTGGTATCCGCGAACAGCCGGATCGGCGCCGCATCCCGCCCATTGTCAGCAACATGAAACAGTTCCAGACCATCTGACGGGCGATAGATCGCCCATTCTCCCGGCTGGACCGAGAAGCCACCGAATTTGTTGACGCTATCGTCTTGAAAGGCGAGGGTTCCGATCTTCAATACAAGGCCGACCTTGCCTTGAAAGCGATCTTCCATCAGCGCTTTATCAACGCGGATAATCCCGCCCCGCGTTGTCTCAGGACGGATATAGGACGCAACCAAGACCTGTTGCGCCGCCACTCCGATACCAGAAAAATCACCTACGGCGCGTAAGACCGCGCCGCGCGGATCTGATCCGCTTTCTTCGGCGATCTGCCGAAGAGTACTCGCTGCCGAAACCAAATTCCCGCCTCATGGGTTTTCCCACCCCCATGCGGCGCACTTCCCTAAGCGTGGGTTAACTCCTCAAACACAGCCTCAATTTCATTAAGCGCAAGCTCCAAGCCGCGGATCATACCAACCCGATATCTCTGATCGGACCAATCGGATGCAAGTTCCAGTTCCTCGCGCAGTTGCTGCCGCAGCTTTGCTATCCGCTGTTTAGCAGTGATGTTGAGCGCCGGGTGATCCAGCGGATAGAAGCTCACCGCTGATGGCTTCAACCGATCAGGCCCGGTCATTACGGCAGCCTGTTTTGGAATTTCTTCGCGCGCGGGACTTTTGCAAGCCGCGCGAGGCCGCCACCGGACCCGACATTATAATCCGGCCCCATCGGCCCTTTCTCCGATCCGATCTTGCCGGCGCCGGCATGATGCGGATGTTCCATCGGATTGCCACGCTCGTGCGTAGGACCGGATGGCGGCTCAAGTCCGCCGGCCATCTTTGCCGCTTTGTATTTCGAGGTATGGTGCGTACCAAGACCGGCTGATTTCACGCCGCCGCCACGCTTGCGCGTAATCACCGGGCCGCGGCCAATATCCTTGCGATCCATCTTTCCTGGCGCATGGTCGACGGGACGCGCACGCACCCCTTCCTGATAGGCCGGACCATCTTGCGGACCAACCCGGCCGCCCTTCTTACGCATCGGCATGCCTGGAGGAAGTCCTGGCGGCGGCAAACCCGGTGGCCGAACAGGTAAGCCACCGGGCGGCGCCATTGCACCGGGTGGCGGCATGCCGGGTGGCGGAACCGCCATCGGTGGACGCATAGGTGGGGGTGGAGCGGCTGGGGGTGGGGTGGGAATCGCCGCTCCACCCGGCAATGGCCCGCCCGCATGAGGACTGACCATTACGTTCACAGTAGTGTGTCCTTTATGCTTAGCGCGACCACCTTTCGCGCGATGCACCGACTTATCGTTGTCGGATGCGCCTTCGAATGGCTTCAAATCATCCTTGCCTAACTGTTCTTTGCGGTCGTGTTCGACCTCACCACCATGCTTGCGGCGAGGTCGATCGGCACGAACCTTAACGCGACCACCTTTGGCTCGATGCACAACTTTGGAGGCGTGCTTACGCACCTTAATCATATCGGTGCCGGCTGCGCTGTGCGAATAACCACCATCACCTAAGCCGCCAGTGATGTGGTGCACTCTACGGTGCTGTACCTTGTGGTCGCGATGTTCGTTATGAGGATGCGCCATTTACTTCTTCCCCGCTGGTTTGGGCGGATGCAGCGCAGTGTGAACGTTTAGCGCGTGTTCCGCCATATCATTTTCCCGATCATGTGCCAACTGTTCTCGATCCTGTCCTAGCTGCGCGGCATTCAAAGCATGTTCGCTCATATCGAACTGCCGATCGTGCTGGAACTGCGCATGATCGAGCGCCAAACCGCCGCGTTCCATGTGCTGTTCGTGCGCTTGCTGATGCGCGTCAAGCATCTGCTGACGCTGTTCGTGCTGCATGTTAGCAGCATCGACCTGACGATCGTGCGCCAATTGAGCTACATCGAGCCGCTGGCCGGCAACATCCATCCGCGCATCATGGGCCTGCTGAGAGGCATCAAGTTGCGCCTGCCGTGCGTTATTCACGTCTTCACGCTGCGTATCGCGCTGATGGATGATCATTTCCTTGCCAAGTTCGGCTGACGCCATATCGCGCTGAGTTTGCAATTTGGCCTGACCCAACTGCACTTGCTGCTGTCCGAGTTGCGCCTTGGTAGTCGCTTCCTGCGCATCGGTCTGCGCTTGCAACATCCTGGCCTGACCAATCAACGGGTCCGGACCCGGCTTCTGGTTCGCATCTGGCGGCATCGGAGGTGGGTCTTGAAGCAGGCCAGCGATATCAACACGAATGATCCGCATCACCCGCGTTAAAAGCTCTTTGATATTGAAAAATGGCGTAAACACTGGCTGGCCGGCTAGCTGCACGAGGCCGAGCGCAATCGCCAAACGATGCAGATGGCTTGGCGTGTTTGGATCTGACCGCGGTGTTAGATGACAGCTTTCCAAAGCCTGAATGAATTTTTGTTCGTCCCAAAAACCTTCCGGACAGACCTTATTGGATTTCCAAAAGTCCTCCGGATACTGACGGAATAGATCAGCAATCAATCCGATCTCTTCAGCTTGCGCCGTATGCATGCCTTTGTGCGAAGCGCTGATGACTTTTGTTGCTTGTTCTATATTCGCCATCATCGTTCCCACGGGAACGTTCTGGATTCCCTCGCCGGCCGGGAGATCCGCAACGCCGCCGACCTCTTTGGCTTGCTGGGTGATCTTATCCATAAGGCTAAGAAGTCCCTGCGTAACATCGCGGTACGGCAAGGGTGCTACGACATGGTTGATAGGTTGGCCTCCCGTTTCGACAGGCTGGAAGACGCCCGGTGAAAGCCGCATGTCGGTAGTGTTTTGCCTGCCGCCGATCTTGGCAATCGTGCCAGACGGGAAATTGGCAAACATCCCGGCATCGAGCGCCTCGCGCCACGCTGCCGTCATCGCCATAGAACAGTTACCCACCACGCCAATCATCCCCGTGCCATAAAAACCGGGACCGGGAATGTATGGGTACTTGACGTACATCTGCTTGCGTTCACATTGTTCGTCATCTTCTTCCCAGTTCCTGCGGATCGCCAGGATCTGTTTGGTTTCTTTCTCCATCGTCATCAGATATGGCAACCGCACGCCTGTGCCTTTGAATTTCTTCGGCGCATATTCCGGCAGATCAAGCTCACACTGACTTTCCCAAATCGTATAAGGCTGATCTTCAGGCCGGGTCGATGGCTGCGTGCCTTGGATTTCTCCGATCTTGCCTTCGACCACATCGATCTGATGATAGGGTGGTGTCAGCCCCGTCACCTCACGATAAGCACCCAGCATTTGCATGCGATGCAAATCGGATTTGCGCATCAGGATTTGATGCGTGATGCGCTCGCACGATTTCAGGTCTTTGACAGTGTCAGACACGATCAGATCGCGCGCATCGACCGATTCCGATACTGGCCGGCGGCGCCGCAAGCAGTAATAGACTTTCTTGAAGCCGCTGCCTTTGAAATGCGTACCCCACAGCAGCATATGCGAGGTGTCGGGATAGTATTCGGTCGCAGTCGTGGTCAGCCAGTAATTGAAATCGCGCTCTAAGGCTTCAGCTAGGTCGTCCTCCTGCACCGCAGCTTCGCCAAAGCCTTGATCGACTTTCACCGGACCTTCGGCCGGCAGAAGCTCGCCCTGTGAATTGGCCCAAGATTTCAGGACCGATTCAAGCAACAGCGGGTTGGTGACTTGGCTTTGGCCTTCCACCGCGGCCGAGCTATCCGCGGAGGTCACCCGCGGTTCTTTCATGTCCAGGCCAAGGAAATCCATGGCCCGATCGACTACGTTCAAATAACCTTTGCGCGATCGATCATCGGCCTCGATCGCTTCAAACATTTCCTCGCCGATCTGGCCCAGCCGCATGCCGTCGAGGCTTTCGGCAAGGTTAGCGTCAAACTTATCCGGCTCATTCTCGGCACGACGGATGGCATTGAACTGTACGACCACGCCGCCGTCCGGCTGATCGCGCTCGACGGTGCCGGATGCGGGATCGACGCGGACCGAATTATCGTCCTCGTCCACCACCACCTGAACGCCAGTCACCGCAGTGCCTAGCCCATCAGCCATTAGGCTGAATCCTTATCCTTTGGGAATTCTTTCACTTCGGCACCAATACCTTCGGCAATGCGTTTCTTGCGCGCAGCATCAGCCCTGATCTCATCGCGTAGCGAGGCAAACGAATAGACCGGAATAGCTCCACCGCGCAACCGTGCGATCTCTTCCAACAACAAACCGACACTGATCAAATTCAACTGATAATTATCACTGCCATCGCTGATGTCGGCATAATGCTGCAAGTTTCGTATCAGCAACTGCGCCTGTTTTTTTCTATCGTCGTCCATGTCACATCTTAAGAACTGGCTGCGTAATACGCTCTAGGATCGTCTTCTTCAGAATATCTAAACCAAGGTTTAGCTCTGCAGAGTTGTTGCCGCCAATCACCGCACCGAACCCATTATTTATACAAGCTACGATCGCGACTGAATGAATATTAACACGTTCAGCCTCCTCCAGGCATTCACGCAG